CGTGTAAATCGCTGCACTAATAGCGTTCATTTAGTCAACTCTTCCCATTCTTTACCATTGTTGTATTTTTGCGCCACTTGTTCAACGGCTGGTGTTAAAAAAGGTTGTGCGGATTGTCTGCTAGTACCAAGTTCAACGTACTCAGCATAATTCACACTCGGCCCAACGTTTGCGAATCCTTTATCTGGTTTTGGATGTTGGATCGTTGTAATTCCAGGTCGTTTTGATTTCGCCTCACTATCTGCTTTTGAGTATCCACTATCGGTTGAAGTTTCGGTATAAATTGAATTTCTCATTGCAGTAGTATCGTATGGTGATAATTGTTTTGCTACGCCTTCAATTTGAAACGCGATTCTGCGAACTATTCCGTCTCGGTTAGTTCCAAGTTGTTTCATTATTCGGTCACATTCTTTCGTATCCAAAACAATATTATCTGTCATACTTTTTCCAATTCAGCCCTTACGGTTATATTCCACGACCTGTCTTGTCCACTTACTGAAATTACGTTATATTGATTTGAACCATAAGCAAACCTGTTAGCGGTCGTGATCGACGCATCATAAGGCAATGTTAATTGAGTCTTTTGGTAGCTTTTATATCCACCGCCTTGTGTTTGTTCCCTTCCATTCGCCACATCAACTCTACAATCAATTGGTACAGTACCAGCCCATGAAGTAGTAAAACCGCCCTGTCCGTCCGATGACTGCGACTTAGTTAGAATAGTCCCGGTATCTGGAAGAGTATCTAATACTTGCGCCCTCATGTAGGCCAATTGAGAGGCATTAATAAATCCCATTCATGTCTCCCCGGTATAAAGTAACCGTGTTTTCTTTACTCATTCCAGCGTAAAATTCTGCCTGTTTTGTGTAGAACTGAAATACCTGTGAGCCTTTAATAGAGTGATTGTCACTTGACCAATCGGTCTGATTCGCTACGCTTGCAGCTTTTCTTTTCCAGATATCAGAAGCCGCCAAGTTGGTATCATAAGTTCTACCGGTCGCATAAAAGGCCGTTCCGACCGTGTCGTTTGTAAATGTAACAACACCACGAGTGTAGTCAACCGAATAAAGAGCAGTTCCAACAACCGTACCACTAGCGTATTGAAGGTAGAACACTGTTCCTGATTCAATATCCGGGTGTGTCCTAAATTCCTTATAAACTACCGATCCTGGCACTTGTTCCGGTACAACTTCCATTGGTTCAAATTGGAAGTCTCTCCTATGAATGTCTAACACGGATTGGATTTGATCGTCTGAAAAGTATGTAACCGTTCCAACGGTGAACTCATTTGTTCCAGCGTTTGACAATTCCCTGGTTGTTTGAACTAACTCGGTCATTCCTGTTCGCATCTAAACCACCTTGTATTTTAAATGGTCAGAAATAAATTGTTTCTTCATCATTTCAAACCGTTTATTCAAAGGACTGACTCCATGCCAGCCTACTATTACAGGATCCTCGCACATATTCACGTTCACAGTCGCGTTGTATCTGTCATCCAACTTAAAGAACAATGGTGAATCTTTTACTAACTCGTTGAACGCTCCCTGTTCAGCCCAACGCGGATCACCTGGGTAAGAATTCCACCAACTTTCAAAGAACTCTTTTACTCCATCATCGTTCTTTACAAATATCACGCCAACGTTGTAGTGAGTTGGTATTTCTAATTCTTTTGGAAACACTTCTGCCCTATGTTCACAGCATCCTATGTTTCCTTGAAAAGCGTCTCTCAAATCTGTATCAAACTTTACTATTGCGGCATCCGTGTCGATCCAAAAAACATACTCGTATTTTTTGAGAGCATCAACGATCATTTTGATTTTTGACCAACCGCCAGTATAAACGTCTCTATCTGTGTAATCACCAAAATATGGTATGTAATCCATCTTGTGGCTGATAGCATAGGCTACGTGTCTTTGCATCGTTAGTCTTAGCATGTCCATAAAGTAAAGATTCGGAGAGGGCGCGTAGGCTTGTTGTAAGATAATCGCGTTGTTCATTTCAGCCCCCTCTCAATGTCCTTTAATACCGGCTTCCAATAATCTTTATAGACAAGATCAGCATCATATTTTAATGCGCCCGCTAAGGCTTTTTCTTTCGAGGATGGATTTTTATATTCAAGATGCATTTTTCTCTCGATTGCTTTTACGTGAGGAATGTACATATAAGATGCTTGTGGCGTATAAAATGGAGTAGAATCTTGAATATCTACTTTTTGTCCAGAGAAGCACAGCTCACTCATTGCAGTCCAATCACCAACAATGACAGGGATTCCACAGGCTTGCGCTTCTATGATTGGAATTCCAAAACCCTCACCCATTGAAACAAGCATGAACACGTCCATAGACGAATAAAGCAGTCTCATAAAATCTGTGTTCGCCCCGCAAAATGTGAAATATGGGTCGGTGAAAATAACGTCTTTTCCAATCTCTAGTCCATTTTGCAAGCAAAGTTCCCTAAAATGAACAATGCTGTTATCGGCGACTCCATCCCCTGAATGGGTGTGTAATAAATAAACCGCATTGGTGTGTTTTTGTTTGAACAAGGTAAACGCGCTAATCATTTCAACGAATGACTTTCTTGACGGGTAAGCACCCTTATTCATTGCAACTGTTCCTATGATATATGCGTCCTTTGGGAGTTTTAACTGTTCTCGTGCTTCCTGTTTATCAACAGGATAATATGCTTTTGTGTCAACCGCATGAGGGACATAATAACAATCCATGCCCTCTTCTAAGGTTTTTAATTCGCCATATTTACTCATGGCAATTCGTTTATAAGCCGCTCTCAATCTGTCTCTTACTTGTGGCGGCATCGGGTTACTGTCTACCGGGTAATAGGCTATCCATTTATAACCGCTAGGTATTCTCTCTGGTTCCATTATCCAGGCATCGGTAAGAGAAAACATGATATTGGTTCCATACCTTTTGGTATGTTCCCAACAAATATCTTGTCCATAGGGATGTGCGGCTTGCGGAAAAACTTCGATCCCGTTCATGTTAATACTGTGTCCAGTAAGTCCACAATATGCTATTAAGGCCGGATCGTGCCCGTCTGCTTTCATTCTTGGAAGCATCAATGAGGTTTGTACCCCATATCCACTTCCCCACCAAAAAGCATTAGATAACCATGTAAATTTCATCTGATTTCCCTTTCAGCGTCCCTGTTACCGGGCGGCGGGGTGGGATATGCCCCTTGTCAATTCAAGAGCTACCTGAATTCGAGCCGCCCGGTTTGATTATTAAGTACGTCCCATTATGGCGTTGTAGCCAAGAGACAGTGCCGTTGATGTTGCATTCGCAGCAGTTCCGGCAATCACGGCGGCAATGTACTCGCCACCGTCAACCCAACCGTCGCTAACAGTCGCGGTAACGGCCGTACCAGCGGACCAAGCCGATCCTGCACCAGTTGAACCGATAGTTCCACTTGTCACGCCCGCGCTTGTCTGTGTGATAAAAGTAACGTTGTAAGCAGACCCTGCAGCAAGTGCGCCCGTTGAAACGGCAAGCAATTCTGTTACCATGAACCCGCCACCGTTCGCGTCTGCGGGAGCCTTACCCAAAACATAAGTCGTGGTTCCAACCGCGATTGTCCCAGGTGAGGTTAATACAGTGTTTGAAAAGTTATCCATCTTATACCTCCTAACTGGTAGGTGCGGTCATGTGGAAGATTGTCTGTACGCCCAACTCTGGACGCCATACACCTTTCGCATAAATCGCAGACATCACGAATTTATATCCAACGCGGTCAACATCACGCTTTGGTTCAATTGTGATCGGTTTACGCCAGTCCAATGCCAGCGCATTCATTGGGAACACACCACCTACAAAGTCCGTTGAGGAGTTTGCATCCCCAAAGACCTGATAGATCGGAACACCCATGAAGTTAGCCACGTACCCACTTCTGGTCATTTCTTCGGTGTAGTTCTGAGCTTGAGACAATGAGGAGCCGGCGATTGAAGCTGCTTTTGCTAGAATTGAATACTGGTAACCATGAATAACGCAAGCCAGAGGGACTTTTGAATTTTTGCTTGCGTTTCTTGCTTGTGCGATTGCGGCGGCAATATAACCCCAAGTGATTGTCCCGCCAGTAGTTCCAACGGTTCCACCGGTAAGAGATGGGAGCAATCCCAAGAGGTCGGTTTCGACTTTATCGGCGGCGGCAAGGCCAAGTTCCACAGAAACGTCATTGATAATTGTTTCCGGTAGCATAGACTCGGCGCGAGCATCAGAGACAAACGCGCCCTGACCGATCATTACCGGTGTCAGGTCGTTGTCTGCTGAAGGCGTAAAGGTCGCCGATTCAATAGCATCGCCGTCTGAAATTTCATTAGCGGTGAGTTGGTTATATTTATAACCACGTCTCACATTCATCCCGGAAGCATCACGGAATGTTTTAACCAGATTTTGCATTGTGGCGGTTTCTCGTACCACAAAATACGCATCTGATTCGATACGTTGAGCAATGCCTGAAACATCACTCCAAATGTTGTTTCCCATAAGTTACTCCTAGATTCCTAATCGTTTCCGCCTTTCCGCGTCCGTTTCCGTTGGGGTATTTCCACCACCCGGATTAGTTGGATTTGTTACGGCGGTTTTCTTTGGCAATGTTTCCAGAATCTTTTTAGCGTCCTCTTCGATTTCTTCCGGTGTCTCACCCTGTAAACGAAGTGCTAGACTTTCTGGAATTCCTACTTTTGAAGCGATTGACGTTTTCAACTGATTTAGTTTGAGTGCTTTGTTTTCAGCTTCTAATCTTTCACGCGCTTCTTTTTCTTTTTGAAGTTCTGACTTTTCTGCGTCAAGTTTTTCCTGTTCTTTTTTGTCATAGGCTTCAATTTTCTTGTGAAGCCTATCGGCTTCCTCTGCTTTGTTTTGCGCGTGTCGTGATAATCTTTCGTTCTCTGCCTGTAACTCTTCAAGAGTTTTTGGCTTTTCCGGTTGTGTTACTACAGGATCAACCGTTGGTGCAGGTATAACAGTTCCCGTCACGGGAGGCGTTTCAATAGTTGGTTCAGTCATCTCGACATATCCCTTTCGTGAATTAACAAAAAAATAGCCAGCCTCGAATGAGGTTGACTTAAAACTACATGAATGCTTAGGCAATTATTGACTTACGGATTTATACGCGTCTCGCGCATACAAATATTATAGCACGTTTTTTACAATATCAATCATTCTTTACGAATCATAGCCTGACAATAAACAAACTCTATTCCGTTTACATCACGCCATGAGGTGACTGATACGCCGCCTTGTAACTCATATCCAAGTGATTTAAAGTGTTCAATAGCGTCGTTCATCAATTTTGAATCTTTTCTTTGAACAATAATGTAATAGTCTAAACCAGATAGATCGTCTTGTTTTTCTATAACAATCGGATCCATTTGTTTTTCGTTGTCAACTGGATAATCATTTATTACCTTTTTCTTATTCTGCGTTCCTTTTGGTCTGCTCATTCGCCTCCTAAGTTTTTATCGCAATATTTAATTCCATACATTCCGGCTATGTAATATTTACTTTTATCATTACATTTTGTAAAATCAAAACCAATTGGATACTTATAAATTGTAAAACTGTTGTTACCAGGAATAGCAACTATTTCACAATTTTCTTTTTTTGCAATTTTACCAAGTTCAATAAATTGACAAAAACTACATTGACAATTCATTAATCTCCAATCAACTTTTATAAAGTAAGTTCAATCCCAAGTAGAACAATTCCTACTAAAACAGCAGTTAATATAAAAACAACAACCGCCGCAATTATTCCTTTAGCAAACCACAATAAACAGAATATTCCAAAAAACACAAGAAACAGCATTAAATACCCAAAAAACTTTTTCATATTTTACGACCTCCCAAGCCGTTATTCTCCTATCAATTCTTTCAATGGTTTAACAACTCGCATCTCTCCATAAACATCGTTCATTGTTGTAGTCGATAGCTGGCTAAACTCAAACTTTCCTGACTGATACGCTTCATATTTTGCATCACCCATGTATTTTTTTTGTTGTGCCGAGTCAAGACTTTCAAAGTACTTTTTTCCAGCGTCCTCTCCAAATGGGTTCTGCATACCAATTACACCTGGAATCATTGAGCAATTATGTGATATAATATTGTTACTGTAATACCATTCCTTTTGTGTTTGAAGGCTATAAACATGTCCAGAAAAGCGTCTAGTGTCAACATTGACAACGCGGTCAAGGATTACTTGTCCGGTGATAGTTCGGAAGTCGCCGCTAGAAAGTGGCACACTTCGGAGCAAACTCTCTCGAATTACCTCAAGGCTCAAGGGTTGTTTAGGACTCCATCCGAACGTACGAAAATCAAGAGCAGGAAAATCTCCGAAAACTCCGGGAATAAAATCTCTGGGTTGCCTGAAAGTGAAATCATTTCCAGGTATTCTATTGGCGAATCCGAGAACTCTATTGCAAAATTGTTCGGGGTTTCCAGAAATGTTATTGCTAGAATTATCAAAGAAAAAAACATTACCAGACATACCGCGTCCGAAGCAATTTCTTACAGGTATAAATTTATGACTTCCGAACAAAAGAGAGAGGCAATCCGCGCTGCTCAAATTTCTACGATTGGAGTTCCGCGTAAAATAGAATCCCTTATCAAGTCCGCTATTACAAGAGAGAAAAGCGCTAAGATGTCTAAGGCAGAAAGACAACTTCAATCTTTGTTGTCTTTTAGGGGTATTGAAACTATCCCACAAAAAGCGATCAATAAATATAGCATCGACCTTGCCGCCTTCCCGGTTGCTATTGAAGTTTTCGCAGGATTCTGGCACGCTAACAAAGACCATTCCGAGAGAAGTAGATATATCCTCGACGCGGGTTGGAATATAGTTTTTGTCTGGACTGACATTGATAGAAGTCCGCTCTCCGATGCTTGCGCTGATTACGTTATATCCTTCGTGAATGAATGCCGCAGCAATCCATCCTCTATCAGTCAATACCGGGTGATTAGGGGTGACGGACAAGAACTTTCCAGAGGCAGTGCGAATGATGATGATATCACCGTCGTAGTTAATGGATTCGAGGGCGGTAGTATCATCCGATAAAATAACATTCCCCTCTACTTCTGCCAACCCATTGTGGTGATCGTTCAATACTTCATCGTTCGTGTGAAACGTCCCGTGCATTGCGATACACGACATGCAACTGTTAGGATCAAGCGCAGACATCCAATACCAGCCTTTTACGATGTCGCCATTCGCAACGTATGAAGCTCTGTTTGCTTCTCTGTAACTGTAAAGTTGCACAGTGCGTGTCATTCTCAAAGCGTCAGTAAGCCCACCGCCCAAGGACTGCCTGATTAATCCTGCTATCGTTTTAGGGTTATTCCCAAGAGCGACATTGTCAATAATTGTTTGTGCTACCTTCAGCGCGTTTTCACCGGCCAATGTATCAAGCCTTTTCATAAGCGGTGAACCTTCGCCAAAATAACTCACGAGTGATTCAATCGCTGTTGGGTTTAAGTTTCTCCATACTGAAGACACAGCAGGATTTCCAGCCAATGTTAATGTCCTTGCGTTAGTCACGCCCAGTTTTACAGCATCACTTGCGGACTGCTGCATTACCGTTCCTGCGTATCCTTGAAACTTAGTGAGTTCTTGTTCGATTGAGACAACAAGCGATTTATACGAATCAAGTTTCCTTATTGCTGCTGCTGTAGGCGGGTCCATTGCGGAAATCTGTAATGTTAATAGATTTATTTTGTCCTGCAAGCGTGAGTATATATCACCATAAGCATTGATGATTTGAGTTAATGCTTTATTATCTCTTTTCGCCAATGCCTCGCGGAATTGTTTTGCTAGTTCAACGATGTTAGTTACTGGTTGATCGGTCATTTTCCCCAATATCCGTATTCTAGATTAATAGATACTTTATATCCATCTATAACAAAAATAGAATGAAATACTGGAATAGAATCAAAATAATATTGAGTAATATTATCGGGTTGAAATACGTCTTTGATTATTTTCATTCTCTGACTAAACTCTTCGTCTGATTGGCAAGAATCTCTAAATTGTTGTAAAACTTTTTCAATTAATTTAGTAGATTCTTTTGTTGATTTTTCAATAATAAAATTTATCTGATCTG